GCGCGACTTGGAGAGGTTCTTGGCGAAGCCATCGAATTCCTCCGGTTCCATTTCCCGGGTCTCGGTGACATAGACCACGTAATCACCTGTAGCGGCGATGTCGGTGATGTCTGCGGGCTTGCGTCCAAAGGGCAGTCGGATGCTCAACTCTTCAACCTGCATCTCCTGGCCATCAAACGTGATGGTCAGAGGCTTGCGATCGATTGTGATGGTCATTGTTTTCATGGCTTGGCTCCTGGTCAGGCGACGCGGTAAATCCGCTGTCCACCAGCCTCCTTCGTCGAGGTGATCTCCAGGCCGAGCTTCTTCTTGAAGGCGCCGGCAAACGTGCCCCTGACCGTGTGGGCTTGCCACTGAGTGGCCTCGCAGATCTGTTCGATCGTGGCGCCCTCGGGACGCTTGAGCATCGCGATCACCTGCGCTTGCTTGCTGTTGTCGCGCATCCGAGGTTCCGCAGCTGTCGCTGCCTCGATGACCTCGTCGATGGCTTGGGCGCTCACAGGCGCTTTGCGTGGCACACCCAGGGCCTCGTAGCCCTCAGCGGCCACGAACCAGTCCTTGCCGTCGTAGGTGATCAGGGTGCGTTTGAACAGGCCATCGATAACCTTCTGGCGCGCACCGCCTTTGATGTTCTCCGGGAACCAGGCGATCTTGCCCTCGGTGTGCTGATGGGCATGGGTCAGGATGGCTTGCTGGGTGGGGGTGAGTTGGATTGTCATGGTGGGCTCCGATCAGGATTGGGTGTGAATGGGTGTGGTTTTGGTTTGTGCAGCTTGATGTGCTGCATCAAGGCCAGCCTCGTAGGCAGCTTGCAAAGCGGCCTTGATGCCCCAGACGCTGACGTCATGGAAGTCGAGCCGGTCGCTGCTTTGGGTTTCCAGGGTGTCAATGAACAGGTGCTGCTTGGCGATCTGTTCAAGCAGCTGGTTGAGCTTCGTGTTGGTCTTCATTCGGCGATTCCTTTGGTTGGTTGATGGTGTTCGTATGAACGCTCTGTTTCCAGAGGAAGCCAAGCGGAATCTCCGAAGCAGTTGCTTCTTTCTTGAATCAGTTGGAAACCTCGCGAAATGCCCCGTAGCGCACCCACTCCCTGTCGGTACCCAGGGTGCGCAGCCGTGGTGGCAACGCCGGGGTTTTGCGAGGCGCACAGGCCGTTGATCCACCGCGATTACGGGCGTGCGCGGCGCGGTTTTGATGCCGAGGTTGGCTTCTACCAATCACGGCAGTGGCGCTCGGTGCGAGCGGCCTTCCTTCGTGAGCACCCGCTGTGTGGCGTCTGTGGTGCCAAGGGCCTGCTGCTGCCAGCCCGTGTCGTGGATCACGTACAGCCAATCAAGGAAGGTGGCGCACGGTTTGACGCAGCCAATCTGCAGTCGCTGTGCGTGCCCTGTCACAACAGCAAGACCGCACGCGAGTCAGCGGCGCGGTCAGGTCCCCCCAGGGGGGGATGAATCTCTACGGTTGGCAAGCCGCGATGCGCGCGCCAGCCTAAATTTTTTCGCGTGCAAATTGAACTAGGGGGGGATCCCCCTGGATGGGATACCTATGGCCGGTCGAAAACCGTTGCCCACCAAAGTCAAGCAAATCAAAGGGACGCTGCAAAAGTGCAGAACCAATCTGAGGGAACCTAAGCCCATTGGTGATTTGGTTGAGCCGCCTGATTACATGCCCGAGGGGGCCAAGGCCGCCTGGCGCTACGCACTGGAGTGCGCGCCGCCGCATCTGCTCAAGAAGCTTGATATGTCGGTGCTGGAGATCTGGGCGTGCGCTGCAGACCTGTACCGCAAGGCCCAGGCTGGCATTGCCAAGACCGGATTGCTGGTGAAGGCACCCAACACGGGTGTGCCCATGCAGTCTCCGTATCTGGCTATCGCCAACAAGCAAGCGCAAATCATGACCAAGGCTGCAACTGAGATGGGCTTCACGCCCGCCTCCCGGTCCCGAGTCATGCTGCCATTGGAGGCGGCTGATGACGACCTTGATCCCTGGGCCGACATCGCGGGGTAAGCGGCAATGTCAGTGACAAACTATGCGGCCATGGCCAAGCGCTATGCCGAACAAGTGGTAGCCGGTGAAATCCTGGCCTGTCGTTGGGTGCAACTGGCTTGCCAGCGGCAACTCAACGATCTGACGCGCTTCAAAGGCAAGTCCAGTCCATACCACTTCAACCCGAAGCTGACCGATAGGGACGGTCGTGGGTTTCATCCTGCCGACAACCTCTGTGCGTTCATTGAACGCCTGCCCCATGTGAAGGGGCCACTGGCGGGTGAACCGATCAGTCTGGAGCCTTGGCAGGTGTTCATCCTCTCTACGGTGTTCGGCTGGGTAAAGGATGATGGCAAGCGGCGCTTTAGGCGCTCGTACATTGAGGTGCCACGGGGTAATGCCAAATCGACTCTGTCGTCGGCAGTGGCGTTGTACATGCTGGCGGCCGATCGTGAAGGCGGCGCTGAGGTGTACTCGTTGGCCACGACCCGTGACCAGGCACGCATTGTCTTTGGTGATGCCCAGACCATGGCTCGGCGCAGTCCGGGATTTCGGAGTCGGTTCTCAGTCAACGTTGGCGCGCACAACATGAATGTACTGTCCTCGGGATCTAAGTTCGAGGCGCTGTCGGCAGAAGGCTCAACGCTGGACGGCCTGAACATTCACTTTGGATGTGTGGACGAACTCCACGCCCACAAAACCCGCACCGTCTACGACGTGGTTGAGACTGGTACAGGCAAGCGAGACAACTCACTTTTGTGGGTGATCACCACTGCGGGCAGCAACCGCTCTGGCATCTGCTACGAGGTACGGACCTTCGTATCCAAATTGCTCGATGGCGTGTTCGAGGACGACTCGCAGTTCGGGATCATTTACGGCCTGGACGATGGTGATGACTGGACCTCTGAAAACGCTCTGATCAAGGCCAATCCCAATTGGGGTATCTCGGTACGTTCGGAAGTGCTGGGGCCACTACAGGCCAAGGCCATGCAGTTGCCCAGTGCGGTCAACAACTTCAAAACCAAGCACCTCAACGAGTGGGTCAATGCGGACACGGCCTGGATGGACATGCGGGCTTGGGATGCCTGTGCTGACTCGGGCCTGGACATTGATGCCTTCATTGGCCAACCCTGCTGGATAGGCCTAGACCTTGCCAGCAAAACTGACATCGCGGCGCTGGTGCTGGTTTTTCAGCACCCGGAGATTGCGGATGCATATGCCGTCTTTGGCAAGTACTACCTACCGGAAGACACAGTGAATGCCGCTGGCAACAGCCAGTACTCGGGCTGGATGCGCACTGGTCGCCTGACGGTGACGCCAGGCAACGTGATCGATTTTGGTTGGATCGAGGCAGATCTCATGGATCTGACCTCACGATTTTCCGTGCAGGCGGTGGCCTTTGACCCGTTTCAGGCGACTCAGTTGTCGACCCGGATGCTGGCCGAGGGGCTGCCCATGATCGAAGTGCGTCCCACGGTACTGAATTTCAGCGAGCCGATGAAGACGCTTGAAGCCCTGGTGCTTCAGAAAAAGCTGGCCCATGACGGCGACCCTGTACTTGGCTGGATGGCCAGCAACGTGGTGGCCCACCTGGATGCCAAAGACAACATTTATCCACGCAAGGAGCGGGCAGAAAACAAGATTGACGGCATCGTTGCACTGATCATGGCGCTCGCGCGCGCGATTAAACCGGGTGACTCGGTAGTGCTGGGAGCCGACTATGAACTGATGCTGCTCTGAGCCAATGGGAATTCTTAGTTTCTTCGATCGTTTTCGAGCTTCCAGTGACGATCGCTCCCCTTGGGGGGACTTCTGGTTCGAGCCAGTGTCTATTCGCTCCAGTAGCGGCATTCGAGTCTCACCCGATGGCTCCCTGCGGTTGTCGGCGGTGTATGCATGCGTGCGCATCCTGTCGGAGACCATGGCATCGCTGCCCCTGGTTCTGTACCGTAACCGGGCAGACGGTGGCAAGGACCGTGTAACCGACCACTGGTTACACAACCTGCTGTGCCGCCGGCCCAACCGGTACCAGAATCCGTTCGAGTGGCGTGAGATGCTGCAAGGTCACCTGGCTTTGCGCGGCAATGCCTACAACCAGATCATCACCAATCCGCGTGGCGAGATCGTAGAACTTATTCCCATCCACCCTGACCGAGTCAAGGTCGAGGTGCTTACGACGGGAGAGTATCGCTACCGCGTGACCGACCGTGCGGGAACGGAGACGATCTTGCCGCGTGGTGCGGTGTGGCATTTGCGAGGTTTGTCCTCGGACGGTCTGATGGGGATGAGCCCAATTGAGCTCGCTCGGGAAAGCCTAGGTATGGCGCTGGCCGCCCAGGACTACGGTGCCCGGTTTTTCGCCAACGATGCCAAGCCCACCGGCGGCTGGATCGAGTTTCCTGGCTCATTCAAGGACGCGGAGGCGAAGAAGGTTTTCCGTGAGTCCTATCAGCAGGCGCAGTCTGGATCCAACCGGGGCAAGGTTCTCGTGCTGGAGAACGGCATGAAGTTTCACGAGGTCGGGGTGACCAACAAGGACGCCCAGTTCCTCGAGCTGCGCAAGTTTCAGATCACAGACATTGCGCGACTCTTTCGGGTGCCGCCCCACATGATTGCCGACCTGGACCGAGCCACGTTCTCGAACATTGAGCAGCAGAGCCTGGAGTTTGTGATGCACACCATGACGCCCTGGGCCGAGCGATGGGAAGCATCCATTGAGTCGGAGTTGTTGCTCGATGGGGATGACCTGGAAATCGAGTTTGATTTTTCGAACCTCATGCGCGGTGACGCAGCCAGCCGCTCGGCTTACTACCAGAGCGGCATTCAAAACGGATGGCTCACCCGCAATGAGGCCCGCATTGCGGAAAACCTCAACCCGATCGAAGGACTCGACGAACCCCTTCGACCACTGAATATGGTCGAGGAAAGTGATGCCCAGGACCTTGATTTTGGGGACGATCCGGCAGCAATTAACGAGACCTCCACGGACCCTCAGGACGATCAGGCCAAGGCCCGGTTGCATTCGGTAGTGGCATCGGCCGCTGAACGCTGGGCCAGGCGCATCAGCCGCTCTGGCGTGATCGATCAAAAGGACATTGCTCTGATCTCAGAGGCATTGGCCGTACCACTGGCTTCAGCTGAGCGCTGGGCCGCAGAACAAAACGGGCTGGAGTTGGCGCAAGCCGACCTGTGCCAATCACTGACCCAATTGGGGATGAATTCATGAACCATCAATTGCTGGTCGCCGAGTTTCTGGCGACCCCATGGGCACTCATGCCCGAACGACTCCATGCCTTGGCGTCAGTCGTCATGCGCTGGTCGGCCGGTATTCCGGCCGAGGCCGACAACATGATCCGGGTTCAGGCAGACCGTGTGATCCGTGAAACACGACGACAAACCGCCTCGGCCCAGTCTGCCGGTGGCATTGCCGTGCTACCGCTCTACGGAGTGGTGACTCAGCGTGGGAACATGGTCGAAGATGTTTCGGGTCCTGGCAGTACCAGCACCCAGCAGTTTTCATCTGCGTTGCGCCAGCTGCTGGCCGATGACACGGTAGGCCAGATCCTGATCGACATCGATAGTCCTGGCGGCAGTGTGTATGGAGTTGCTGAACTGGCAGATGAAATCCAGAGCGCGCGTGCCCAGAAACCTGTGATCGCGGTGGCCAATTCGTTGGCGGCGTCAGCTGCCTACTGGATCGGTTGCTCAGCGTCCGAGTTCTATGTCACCCCTGGAGGTGAAGTGGGTTCCATCGGCGTCTGGCAGGCGCACCAGGACTACAGTAAGGCGCTCGAAGAATCGGGTGTCAAAACCACCCTGATCTCGGCCGGCAAATTCAAGGTTGAAGGCAACCCCTACAGCCCGCTCGATGATGAGGCGCAGTCTTTCATGCAGTCGCGCGTCGATGACTACTACGCCGCTTTCACCAAGGCGGTGGCCCGTGGTCGGGGAGTGCCGATTGCGCAGGTGCGAGACGGCATGGGCCAGGGCCGTGTGCTGGGCGCTGACGCCGCTCTGGCGCAAAACATGGTCGATGGCATCGCCACCTTTGACGATGTCCTCAAAAAGATGCGACGTGATGCCAAACAGCAGGCCCGACCTGGCGCATCCCGTCTGAAGCAGGCGAGGGATTCCCTGGCTCTGCTGTAACCCCATCCCGGTACGGCTCCGTCGAGCCGTTCCAGGTTCTTTCACGACCCGTCGGTCGTAATCCGTTTTTCCCTATCCAGCCGCCACACCGCGAGGTGTCAGGCGGTTTTTTCATTTCTGGAGAACCCAAATGAGTAAACAACTCCGAGAACTGCAGGCTCGCAAGGCCGGCCTGATCAAGGAAGCCCGCGCACTAACTGACCGTGCAGCTTCTGAAAACCGTGACATGAACGACGAAGAGGTCACAGCCTTCGACGCCCTCAAAGCCCGTATCGATGCAGCAAGTTCCTCCATCGATCGAGAGGCTGCACTGATTGCCGAAGAAGCGCAGATGGCCATGACCGTCGCCACTCCATCTAACGGCATCATTACCGTGACGGATAACCGTTCGGCCGACCCGCAACATGGTTTCAAAACCATGGGTGAATTCATGCAGGCGGTATTCCAGGCCGAGAAGCCCGGCAATGGCGTCGATGATCGCCTGCTGATCGGTGGTGGCCGCAGCGCTGCTGCACCTGGCACCTTCAGCAACGAAGCGGCCGGTCAGGATGGTGGTTTCCTCGTGCCGCCTCAGTTCTCGCAAGAGATCTTCAAGTTGTCCCTGGGCGAAGACTCCCTGCTGCCCATGACTGACAACGTCGAGATCAGCGGCAACAGCATGGCCTTCCCCAAGGACGAGACCACGCCTTGGGGCACCAACGGTATTCGTGCCTACTGGCAGGGTGAGGCGGCATCTGCAATTGCCACCAAACCTGTACTGGGTCTGGCCACGCTGCGCTTGAAAAAGCTCATGGCGCTGGTGCCCACCACCGATGAGTTGCTGGATGATGCCAACGCGCTGACCAGCTACCTGCCGCAGAAGGTGGCTCTTTCCATCCGCTGGAAAACCAATGAGTCGATTCTCTTTGGTGCCGGTAACGGGGTTCCAGTTGGAGCGCTTTCTGCAGGTGCCACGGTGACTGTAGCCAAGGAATCGGGTCAAGCGGCTCAGACGCTGCTGCCGCAGAACTTGGCCAAGATGATCTCGCGCTTGCCCAGTGGGTCCTTTGCGAAGTCGGTGTGGATCGTCAACAACGACGTCCTACCGGCGCTCTTCACCTTGTCCCTGGGCAATTACCCGATTTACCTGCCCACGGGCTTGCCGGTGGGTGGCATTCAGGTTTCGCCTTACGGCACGCTGCTGGGCCGCCCGGTGTTTGTCTCCCAGCACGCCAACACCTTCTCGTCTCAAGGCGACGTGATCCTGGTGGACCTGTCGTACTACCAGACCATCACCAAGGCAGGTGGCATGCAGACCGCCACGTCCATGCACCTGTACTTCGATGCTGATCTGACCGCTTTCCGGACCACCTTCCGAATGGATGGTCAATCCAAGATCGCCGCGCCGATTTCCCCGGCCAAGGGTGCCACCACGATGTCGCCCTACATCCAGCTGGGCGCACGCTGATCACTGCGAATCAACTCAACTCTCAAGGAGAACCTCATGTTTCCCAATGCAAAAGGCAGCGAACTGTTTGCCGTCCTCGCCACCATCGACCCCGCCAGCCTGGCGGTGGGTACCGTCACCACCGGCTGGATCTCGGTGGCCAACTTCCATGCCCTCGTAGCCAGCATCGAAACCGGTGCCCTGGGCACGTCGGCAACGCTGGACGCCAAGTTGCAGCAAGCGCTCGATAGTTCTGGTACCAGTGCCAAGGACATCACGGGTAAAGCAATCACCCAGCTGACCCAGGCGGGTGGAGGCTCGGCCAAGCAAGTCCTCATCAATGTCAAGCCCGAGGAGCTCGACACAGTTAACGGCTTCGGCTTCGTGCGCCTGTCGATCACCGTGGGTGTAGCTGCAAGCCTGGCCGGCGCCCAGGTGCTCGGTGTCAATCCGCGCTATGCCACTGCGGACGCCTTTAACCAGGCAGCCGTGGCGCAAATCGTCTGAGGAGAGAAGTCATGAAATCGATTCGATTCCTGGCCGACTTCTTCTCGGTCGACGGGTCTGGCAACAGTTTCGTGAAGTACGCCAAGGGTGGCATCTACCCGTCGGACGACGAGACTCTCGGTCAAGTTGCTGCTGGCTTCGCGGAAGAAGTAGATACCCCTAAGGCTTCCGCTGTGAAAAACCAAAGCGCTCCCACAACTGCCCTGGAAACCAAGCCAGTGGCAGCCAACGCTGACGAAGCCTGATCGCCATGCCGCTGCAACTTGTCAGCCCGCCTGCAGAGGAGCCGGTGTCTCTCACGGACGCCAAGCTCCATCTGCGAGTAGATTTCACGGATGACGATGCGCTGATCTCAGCGCTCATCACGGCAGCTAGGCAGGCAGCAGAGACGATCACGGGCCGTCAGATTGTGACGGCGCGCTGGAAGATGGTGCTCGATAGCTTTCCTGGTCCAAGCTTGATGGGGGTGCCTGCCGGCAGCCCCTTTACGCTGCCCGGTCACGCGATCCTGATTCCTAAGTGCCCCGTTCAGTCTGTGGTGAGCATCCAGTATCAGGATATGGCTGGAATCTGGCAGAGCATGCCCACTAGCGACTATGTGGTGGACTTGGCTTGCGAGCCAGCTCGCATCACCCCGGTGTTCGGAAAGATCTGGCCTATCACGCTGCCTCAGATCGGCGCAGTCAGTGTCACCTTTGATACCGGCTATGGCGCTGCCGCTTCAGTGCCCGAGGGCATCAAGAGTTGGATCAAGCTCAGGGTTGGAAGTCTGTATGCGCATCGTGAGGAGGTTGCGGCCCTCTCGCGCGGACGCATTGAGACATTGCCCTTCATTGACGGGTTGTTGGACCCCTACAAGGTGGTGTTGGCATGAATCCCATCAGCGCAGGCATGCTCAATCGCCGTATACAGATTCAGCGCCCCAGTACCGTCAAAGACAGCCTGGGGGCGCCCAGTCGAAGCTGGATCAATGTCGCCACGGTCTGGGCCGATATTCAGCCATTGTCTGGGCGTGAGTCTGTAATCGCCAATCGGATTTCGGCTGAGATCACCCACCAGATCACTGTCCGCTACCAGACTGTTTTTGAAAACCCTCAGCAGGTTGCACAGATGCGGGTTCTATACAAGTCCCGCATTTTCAACATCCACTCGGCTCTCAACGAGGACGAAAGGCGGACGCAGCTCATCTTGCTGGTCTCGGAAGGACTTGACGATGGCTAAACGAGAACTCGTCAAAGTCGAAGGCCTGGCTGAATTGGCCAAGGCACTGCGGGAGTTGCCAGACAGGGTTGCCAAGAACGGGCTGCGTGTGTCGGTTTATGCGGGAGCCAAGGTCATCCGCGATGAAGCCCGGCTGCGAGCGCCCAAGGCCACGGAGTCACTAGGCCCCAATCAGCCTCCACCGGGAACGCTCAAGCGCTCGGTGATCATGAAGCACATCCCCGAGCTATCCAGTCTCACGCGTCAAACCTTTTTTGTGACCGTGCGTCACGGCAAGAAGTACCGCAAGCAGGGCAAGAAGGGCAACCTCTCGCAGGATGCATGGTATTGGCGATTTGTGGAGTTCGGTACCCGAAAGATGCGAGCCAGACCATTCCTTCGGCCAGCCCTAGAGGCCAAGCGGCGCGACGCCGTCCAGGCCATGAAGGAGCGTCTTGCCGAGCGGGTGGAACTGGAAGCTAAGAACCTCAACAGGAAATAGTTGTGCAGGACTTCTTTGACGCCATCAAGGACCTGGCGGCGGGTGAGGTCTATGCGCTTGTCGCACCAGAAAACACCCAGTACCCGGCCATTGTCTACACGCCCATCGTCCAGGAATACATCTTTGGGATCGATGGGCCACATGGCCTGCAGCGCGTGCGCGTGCAGGTTGATACCTACGCCAGAACGTACCAGGAGGCATTGCTCTTGCAGGACCAGGTCCTGGAAGCGTTGCTGGCAGACAAGAGCACCGTCGCCGATGTGCGCATGGGGCTCTCCGATTTTGAAGAACAGGCCCGGCTGTACCGGGTGAGCGTGGACTACACCTACCACCGGTAGCAGTAATTCCACAAAACAGGAGCAATTACATGAGCAGCACCGCCATCACCGCACAGGGCATTGCCATTGCCCGATTTGGCACCACCGCCTTTGAGACTATCCCGAACGTGGTTTCGTTTCAGGGACCCGGTGGCCAGGCCGCCGTCATCGATGTCACCAACTTGGCTTCAGTTTCCAAGGAAAAGCGCGTGGGCCTGCGCGACGAGGGCCAGCTGACACTGACGGTTCACTACAACCCCGACGATTTGGTGCACCAAGGCCTCAGAACTGACCGTGCCAACCGCACCCGTCGTCAATTCAAGATCACTTTCACGGACACCAATCCAGCCACTTGGACCTTTTACGGTTACGTGACGCACTTCAGCGTGCAAGGCGGTGTTGATGCCGTGGTGCAAGCGTCCGTGACCATCGAGATCGATGGCGAGATCACCGAATCCTAAGGAACCGAATTATGTTGACCCGTGAACAAATCCTGCAAAGCGAAGATCTGCCCCGTGAAACCGTGCAAGTACCGGAGTGGGGTGGTGAGGTGCAAGTGCGCACCATGACCGGTACCGATCGCGATGCCTTTGAAGCCAGCTTGATTGGCAAAGAGGGGCGTCTCGAAAACGTCCGTGCCCGACTGGTGTCCCTCGCCCTGTGCGATGAAACTGGTACTCGACTTTTTAGCGATGCCGACATCACCGTGCTGGGCGCCAAGAGCGCCAAGGCGCTGGACCGTGTGTTTGCAGTCGCTCAGCGCCTGAACGGTATTGGCTCTGATCAGGTGGACGCCGCAAAAAACGCCTGATCGCCCATCCTTCCCGGCGCTTCGTGTTCCGCCTGGCCCTGGCTTTGGGGCGTCCGGTGCGCGAGATGCTTGCGAGCATGGGCTCGGATGAGCTGACCGAATGGATGGCGTATTACCAGCTCGAACCCTTTGGGGACTATCGGGCTGATTACCGATCGGGCGTGGTGGCTTCCACTTTCGCCAATGCCCACCGGGCCAAGGATGCCAACCCATTCAGGCCCGAAGACTTCATGCCCTTCCTCGAAAAAAAGAAACCCCAAGAGGAAATCCCTCTCAACGTGGCCAGATTCAAGGCCATGTTCTCCCACAAGGTAGTCAAACATGGCTGATATCGGCTCACTGGTGGTCAAGCTTGCTGCCGAAACGGCCGAGTTCCGTGAAGACCTGGGCAAAAGCGCCCACCTTCTGGAAAAACACGCCGAATCCATGCGCGGTTCTCTGGAGAGGGTCGCTCAGGTGGCCAAGACCACCTTCGCGATTGCTATCGGCGTGGAATCGGTAGGTGCTTTGAAGGAGTTGATAGCGCATACGTTGGAGACGGTGGCAGCGCTGCAAGATCTGGCCGAGCAGACCGGGGCAAGTGCCACGGCCTTGTCCGGCTTTGCGCCAGTGGCCACCATCTCTGGCGTGGCCATGGACCAGATCGGGGTGGGCCTGACCAAGCTCTCCAAGGGCCTAGCCGGGGTGGACGATGAAACCAAGGGTGCTGCGCAGGCCCTGCAGTTTCTGGGCATTAAGGCCAAGGATGCAGGGGGCAACCTGCGGGATCCGGCCGAGGTCATGAACGACATCGCCCTGAAGTTGTCCAATTTCGAGGACGGGGCAGGCAAGACGGCCGTAGCGCTGGAGCTCTTTGGCAAGTCTGGGGCGAGCTTGTTGCCTTTCCTCAAGGACCTGGCCGCTAACCAGGACCTGAACATCCGGCTGACTGAAGCTGAGATCGAATCTGCCGAGAAGGCCTCGAAGGCACTGGGTCGCATGCGGGCCGAGCACAACTTCGTCGCCCAGACTATCGTCACGGCCGCACTGCCTGCCCTTGAAGAGCTGGTGGGTGAGCTCAAGGCGGTGATGCTGGGCACGCACAACACGGCAGACGCCATGGTCAAACTGCGTGATGACGGCACACTCAAGACCTGGGCGCAGGACACAGCGTATGGCATTGCCGTCGTGATCGATGCGCTGCGCGGTGTGATCCAGATGGCCAAGGCAGTCATGGGCAGCTTCGAGGCAGTCTGGGCAGATATCGAATTACTCGGCACCTTCCTAGCAGGTGGCAAGGGTCTCAACCCGTTTTCTGAGGAGAACCAGGCCACCCTCAAGACCGCATTGGAAAAGCGTAATGCGATCGTTGAAAAGGCCAACCAGACCTATGTTGACCTCTGGAAGATGCCGCTACTGGCCGATGCGGTCAAAGAGCGGTTCAATGCCATCAACCGGGGTGAGACGGAGGCCGCAGCCGAGGCCAAAAAGCCCAAGCTGAACTACAACTCGGCTACCGGCGCTCTCACCGCCGCAGCGATGGCAAAGATTGAGAGCGAGATAAAGCAACTGCAGGGGCTGACGGATGTCGAGACCGGCATCCTCAAGGACCGTCAAAAGATCATCGATCTGTATGAGAGCCAGGGCTTCATCAGCTACAAGGAGGCGAGCGAGGCCCGGCTGAGTGCGCAACAAGATTTCACAGCCCGGCTGGCAGAGCTGTATTCGCAGGAAGAGGCAATCCTGAAAAGTGGTCTCGCCACGGTGGCGAAAACCACCCAGGACAAATTGAAGCTGCAGGACAGGCTTATTGAGATCACTCTTCGACGACAAAGACTCGAGCGTGAGACGCAGCAGTCCAACCTTGAGCGCGAAATCAAGCTGCCAGGCGAAACGCTCAAGGACCTGCAAGAGCAGGTGGCCAGGAGCCAGGGTCAGCTTCGATCGACCGAAGAGCAAATCAAGGTCCTGCGCGAGACAGGTTCGATCAGCGAGATTGATGCCCTTAGGCGTCTGTCTGCCGCGCGCAAGTCCAGCGCAGAAGAGCTGGCAGACTTTGCTGCCAAGGCTCGGGAGTTGGTGGAAGCCACGCCTGGCAATGACAAGTTGGCCGAGTCGTTTCGCCGCATTGAAGAGGCTGCCCGTCAGGCGGCCGATGGAGCGAAGCTCCTGGGGCAACGGGCGTTGGAACTGTCAGACCCGGGGGCTGGATTCTCCAAGGCGCTGCGCACTCTGGGTGAAGAAACCGAACAGGTGGGCAAGCAGATGGAGGCGGTGACCACCAAGGCCTTCAATGGGATGACGGATGCGCTCACCAACTTTGTGATGACGGGCAAGCTCGACTTCAGGTCGCTGGCCACCTCCATCATCTCTGACCTGATCCGCATCCAGATACAACGTGCCATCACGCTACCCATGGCCAAAGCACTGGGCAGCATGTTCGGGTTTGCCGATGGCGGAATCATGACCTCGGCTGGCCCTTTGCCCTTGCGCACCTACGCCAGTGGTGGGGTGGCCTCATCCCCGCAACTTGCGGTGTTCGGAGAAGGCTCCAAGCCAGAGGCTTATGTGCCCTTGCCTGATGGTCGATCGATACCCGTCACGATGAACCAGTCCTCGTCTGGGGGCGGCGATGTTTTCAACATCTCCGTGAACGTGGCCGAAGGTGGTGTGACAACCAGCACAGGTCAGGGCAAAGATCTGGGACGGGCGATTTCCAGCGCTGTCAGACAGGAATTGCTGAATCAAAAGCGTGCGGGTGGTCTGCTCGATCCCCGAAGAACTGGATGAATTAAGGGGGCTTCATGGCGTCATTCACATGGATTGCATCGATTGGCGCATCACTCAGTCTCAAACCCAATGTCCGCAAGGTTTCCTTTGGCGATGGGTACGAGCAGCGCCTAGCCTTTGGTATCAACACCCAACCGGAGGTCTGGTCCCTGGAGTTCAGGGGCAAATCAACGACCGAGGCAGCTGCCATTGACAACTTCTTGCGTGCCCGCGGGGCGGTTCAGTCATTCGACTGGACCACCCCGAGTGGCATTGCGGGCAAATTTCTGTGCGAGGAGTGGAGTCGCACGGTGGAAGAACCCAATCTGGAAAACATCCGTGCCACGTTCAGGCAGGTGTTTGATCTCTCATGACAGTCCAAACAATCACCACAGAAATCCAGAAGCTCTCCCCGAGTGCGGTCATCGAGCTCTTCGTGATGGACCTGACCCTATTCAACGAAGGCGTGGTTCGCTTTCATGCAGGCACCAACGAGCTGCGCCGTCAGGTGGTCTGGCAGGGCAATACCTATGAGCCGTTCCCTATTCAGGCTGAAGGCTTTGAGTTCAACGGCAACGGCCAGGTGCCGCGTCCCAAACTCAAGGTGGCCAACGTCACGGGCAGCATCACCGCACTCATCCTCTCGTACCAGGACCTGGTGGGGGCCCGGGTCACGCGAAAGCGCACGCTGCTCAAGTACCTCGATGCGGTGAATTTCGGGACAGGTACCAACCCGACCGCAGACCCGACAGCAGAGTTTGCCGACGATGTGTATTTCATTGACCGCAAGTCACGAGAGACCCGGGATGTGGTCGAGTTCGAGTTGGCTGCTTCTTTTGATCTCGAAGGAGTGTCCTTGCCTAGGCGGCAGATTGTTCAGAACGTCTGTCCCTGGAGCTATCGAGGCTCGGAGTGCGGCTACACCGGGACAGCCTATTTCAATTCCAACGATGAGACTGTGACTAGCCGGGTGCAGGATTTCTGCGGCAAAAGGCTCGTGTCCTGCCAGAAGCGCTTTGGCTCCAATGCCGAGTTGCCCTTTGGCGGGTTTCCAGCGGCGGGACTGATCCGATGATGAATTCCGACAATCAAGCGCTGGCATTGGTCCACGCTGCAGATGAATTTCCACGGGAAGCCTGTGGTCTGGTCATCGTTCAAAAGGGGCGTGAGACCTATGTTCCATGCCGCAACGTTGGCATGGGAACCGACCAGTTCGTGATCCACCCCGAGGACTATGTCCGGGCCGATCGGCTTGGAGAGATCGTGGGGGTGTTCCACTCCCACCCGAATCTGCCCGCCGAGCCCAGCCAGGCCGACAAAGTGGCGTGCGAAGCTACTGCGTTGCCCTGGTTCATCGTGTCCTATCCCTCTGGGCAGTGGCATGAGATGGAGCCATCAGGCTACATCGCTCCCTTGGTCGGTCGGGCATGGGCCCACGGCGTGCTCGATTGCTATTCGGTGATCCAGGACTGGTATCGGGCAGAGCGAGGCATTGACCTGCCGAACTTTGACCGCTTTGACGAATGGTGGAAACGCGGCCAGAGCCTGTATCTCGACAACTTTGACTCGGCAGGCTTTGATGCGCTGGGAGCCGTTCAATCCCAGGACATGGAAGTTGGCGATGTGCTCCTGATGCAGGTGGCTTCGCCCGTTCCCAACCATGCCGCCATCTACTTGGGTGATGGCCTGATCCTGCATCACCTGCAGGGCAGGCTCTCCAGCCGGGATGTGTATGGCGGCTATTGGCAAAAGATCACGACGCACATCTTGAGACACCGCACAGAAATAACCCAACCTCCATGACCACCATCATCCTTCTTGGCGAACTGGGCAAGCGCTTCGGTCGCAGGCACAAGATGGCAGTTGCCTCGGCTGCGGAAGCGGTGCGTGCCCTGTGCGCGAACTTTCCCACCTTCGAGCGAGAGCTCGTGGTTTCAGGTGAGCGAGGTGTGGGCTACCGGGTGCTGGCCGGTCGCGACGCCTTGAATCTTGATCGGCTGCATGAGCCCACAGGGCAGCAGCACATCACGATTGCACCCGTGATCTCAGGTGCTGGGGGCAATGGCCTGGGCCAGATCCTGTTGGGCGCGGCGCTGATCGCTGTGTCCTGGTGGAACCCGATGGGCTGGGCTGCTGCTGGATCGTTTCTCTCGCAGGCCACACTCTATTCGGTGGGTACTTCCATGATTTTGGGTGGTGTGGCCCAGATGATTGCTCCGACGGCCAAGTCTTCTGACCCTTCCGAACGACCAGAAAACCAGCCGAGCTACGTTTTCAACGGCGCTGTGAACACCACTGCCCAGGGGCACCCCGTGCCTGTGGGTTACGGGCGGCTGATTGTGGGTTCGGCCGTGATCAGCGCTGGCATTGATGTGGATGAGATCGCTGTATGAGCACCCAGAGCACTTCTCTGATCATTGGCGCAGGTGGTGGAAAAGGTGGGGGCGGCA